CCTATTGCTGCTGGTACAGCAAAGGTTGCACGGTTGTTTGGTAAGTTTAAGAACAACAAGAAATACCTAGCAATGGCTGCTGGTGTTGGTGGTACTGAACTAGCAGCACTAGAACTACTTCGGGCGCAGTCTAAGTATGACATCACTGGTGGTGACATTATACTAGCAGGTACACTTGGTGCTGGCGGTAGTTTAGCCTTTACAAAACTTGGACAAGTGTTGACCAAGCGGTCAATGATACAACAAGCGTTACGTAAGCAAGCTGATGGTGAAACTCTGACAGACTTTGAAACCACTCTGTTGCGACAGAATGATGACGAAATCTTGGCACAGCGTTTCCGTCAACAGGCCTACGACAATGATGACTTTGGTGTGGATGAACTAGATGAGGTAACTAGTGGTTCTGGTCTTAGCCGTAAAGATTATACGGAGATGACTGAGGACGAACTAGCTGCTATTCCAAAACAGCGTGGCATATTTGCTGGCGCACGGGGTAGCCTCTCAGCGTTTGTTCGTGCTAAGAACTCTGACGATGATACAATTAGATGGCTGGCTGATGGGCTTGGTCTGAATAGCACAGGTAACAAAGTAGGTGCTGACGGACGAGTTACTGCGGTAAACTTTGGCGCATTGGAACAGCGTGACACCCTTGTAATGCGTTACAGGCTAAGTGTGGCGAACCCCATCCGACAACTTCGTGAAGAGTTTATTGGGCGTACTGGTATTGACCCACGTGATTGGAACGTACTCGTATCAAGACAACTACGCAGTCCTGACCCTAATGCTGATGTTGCTATACAACGGGCAGCAGATGTGTACAAGACTGAAATGAAGAAACTAGCACAGCAAGCGATTGACGCTGACGTTGCTGGGTTTGATGTAGGAACTATCTCTCGCATCCAAGACTATGCTCCACGTATCTTTAACAGGGGTAACATCCAACGTCTACGTCAAGGTAAACTAGCAGACAATCCTGATGGTACACTTAATGACGCATGGTTTCAGTTATCAGAACAGGCTATCCGTAAAGGACAACCAGACATTGAGAAGACTGTAGCGGCTGCATTGAAAAGACGTAAGAAGAAAGCGGATGCTGCTGCTGTAGAAGCGTTCATTAAACGTATGGCTCGTGGCTACATCCAGACTGTCATTGACCCTAAGTATGACCAACTGGCTCGTCTTAAGGTTGCCAATGGTGACTTTGATGCTCAAGACTTCATTAAGATTATGAAGGCAGAGGGCTTCACGAGTGCAGAGACAGACATTATGTTTGACGTTCTGACACGCAATATCAAGCCAAAAGGAAACAAACGAGCAAGGCCTCGTATGCTACTTGATGAGATGGCTAGTGTTACAGTACGTGGCTCTGACGGTAACACCTTTACACTCAAGTTCACTGATATTCTTGAAGAGAACATGGAGAACTTGTTTGACAGTTATGTGTTTCAACTCTCTGGTGCTATTGGTCTAGCACGTAATGGTATCAATACTAATACTGCTGGTACTAGTTTTGAGAACATCATTAGCAAGGCTACTAAAGCTACAGCCGAAGAGAAGAAGGCTATTCGCTACATGTATGAAGCCACTACTGGTGAGTGGGCATACACAGGCGCACAGTTTGCTGGACAGGAAATCTCTGAAAGCATGAGACAACTTGCAAGACGAGGCCGTGAGGTTAGTTTTGCTGCCAACATGGGTATGTCAGGTATGGCTGCTCTGATGGAATTGTCTAACGCTTTGTTTGAATACTCCCTACCTACGCTGATGAAAACTGTACCGATGTATGGTAAACTTATTCGTAGGGCGAGGAACGGAGAACTAGATAGTAAGCTGGCTCGTGAGATGACTGCTGGCACTGGTGTCGGTGGTGATGGGCTTGTATCTAAAGTTACAACCATGAGAAGCCGACTTGAAGGTGACGTAACCGAAGGTGTTCAGATTGATGGTGAGATAACTAAGTGGGACGAAAGACTTGGAAGGATGCGAATGTTCGTGTCCAAATGGTCTGGTCTACAGGGCGTAACAGATGTGTTGCGTAGGGTTTCACTATACAACTACGCCTCAGAATGGGCTTATAAGCACAAGGCAGGACAGACAGCTTTCTCTGCAATCAAGCGTGAACAGTTAGGCATCACAGACGAGATGTCTGCACGTATCCGATTGATGATTGATAGAAATGCAGAGTATCTACCAGACGGTACGCTAGAGGCGTTACACGTAGATAGGTGGGCAGATACAGAAGCTGCTGAAATATTCTTTGCTTCTGCTCGTAGAGAATCGACACAAGCAGTTCAGGAGATGAACGCAGGGTCGGTCAATGGCCTACTACGTAGTGAGGTTGGTAAGACATTCTTCCAGTTCTTATCCTTCCCAATGGCTTCAATGGAACAACAGGCAATGCGTCTAGGTGTACGTGCTGCTAATGGTGACGCTATGACGGTAGCCCGTATCATGTCGTTCTCTGCCCTTATGGGTGGTATGATGTACATGAGCAGGTCTTACCTCAACTCAATGGGACGTAGTGACCAAGAGGACTACATGAAGCGTAGGATGGAAACATCGGAACTCTTACAGGGTGCGCTTAGTCAGATTGGTGCTGCATCATTGTTTGGCTACATCTACCAGATTACCACAGGTACAATGGATGGTAACACAAGTGTTATGACACCACCTGTCGTATCTATGTTTGGTGCTGGTGTCAAAGGTGCTGCCGATATGTTTGGTGCAATCGGTGAGGATGAACTGACCGAATCACAACTACGTAGTTTACTGAGAGTGTTTCCTTTCACATCACTATACGGAGCGAGACAGATAATTAACGCAACCGCAAATGCGGCTACAAACTAATAGGATAAGAGATGGCTCTTTCATATCAAAACTATACAGGGGATAACGTCACAGATACGTTTTCCATCCCCTTTACATACACTGACACTAGTGAGATTAGTGTAACAGTAGATGGTGTGGCGCAGACAGGCCTGACTTTTCCTTCTGCCTCAACCGTACAACTAACTTCGCCCCCTGCTACAAGTACGCTTGTGCAGGTGAGGCGTAACACAGACCTGACAGCAAGAACCGTAGACTACGTATCTGGCTCAGTATTGACAGAAGAAGACTTGGATAACTCTAACATTCAGGTCTTCCATGCTGCACAGGAAGCTGTGGACAAAGCTAACGATGGTATTGTTCTAGGTGCTGATGATAAATGGGATGCCCTAAACAAAGTCATCAAGAACGTAGCAGACCCTGTAGCAAACACAGATGCTGTAAACAAGCAGTTCATCTCTACAAACCTACCTAACATTACAACAGTGGCTGGTATCGCTACAGATGTTACAACTGTTGCAGGTATCTCTAGCGATGTGACAGCACTTGCAGCCGATGCTACAGACATTGGTACAGTGTCAACAAACATTGCAAGCGTCAACACTGTAGCTACAAACATCTCTGATGTTATCACAGTAGCTAACGACTTGAACGAGGCTATCTCTGAGATTGAGACTGCTGCTGATGACTTGAATGAAGCAGTGTCAGACATCGACACAGTATCTACCAACATTGCTAATGTCAACGCTGTTGGTGGTGATATTGCTAATGTTAATACTGTTGCAGGTAATATCTCTAATGTAAACACAGTAGCAGGTAACAATGCTAACGTGACTACAGTAGCAGGGATTAGCGGTGATGTAACAACTGTTGCCACAAACAACGCTAATGTAACTGCTGTAGCAGGTAACGCTACGAACATTAACACAGTAGCAGCCAATAATGCTAATGTAACTACAGTGGCTGGTATCTCTGCTAATGTAACTACAGTAGCCAACGATACGGCTGACATCGGCACAGTAGCGTCTAACATTGCTGACGTAAATACAGTTGCTGCAAATAACACAAACATCAATGCAGTTGCGGCAGATGCAACAGATATTGGCACAGTAGCGTCTAACATTGCTAACGTCAATGCAGTAGGCGGTGACATTGCTAACGTAAACACTGTTGCGGCTAACCTGACAGACGTGAACAACTTTGCAGATACCTACTTCATTTCTGCAACAGCACCAGCAAGCCCTACAGAAGGTGACTTGTGGTTTGATACTACTAACGATGTTATGAAAGTTTATGACGGTGCTGGGTTTGTTAATGCTGGTTCATCCGTCAACGGTACATCTGAGCGTCAGACCTACACAGCAACAGGTGGACAGACTACCTTTGCCGCTACCTATGATGCTGGCTATGTGGATGTCTACCTCAACGGTGTGAAACTGATTGACGGTTCTGACTTCACAGCTACAGATGGTTCTAACATTGTGTTGTCCACAGGTGCAACTGCTGGTGATACAGTAGACATTGTGGCTTATGGTACGTTTGATTTGCTTAATCAGGGTGCAACACTGTCTAGTCTTGGTATTGCTAACCACGACAACCTGACTGTAGATGCTTCTGGTAATGTAACAGTATCTGGAACATTTACCTCACAG